AATGCTTCGGCACTATTAGCCATTAACTCTACAATGTCATCTGTAATTTCTGCTGGTAATCTTGCTCTTAATTGTTCGTAACTTATAGGGTTGTCTGATTGAGCCATTGGTCCGGGAGCCATGGTCTCTGTTTCAGTAAACTGTTCTTCAACTAATTCACCGTTCGCGTAGCCTGCTCTACCACCACCGGAGAATGCACCAAGTATTTTTTTAATTTCTTCAATAGTATCTTTGATTAATTGTGGATCATTTTCACCCTCATAATTTCCAGGATTGTCTTCATATAATTTTTCAGATATTTCCATAAATATAGTTTGTCCTTTACTTGACTTAACAAATATATCTATAGCACCTTCTGTTATTGGATTACTTTTAGTAAAATTATTTTTTTGAGTTTTTAATATATCTAATTGAATTAAGTCATCATCAGTTGCAGTACCGTCAGCAACCTTTGCTTCTATTTCATATATCTTAGGAATGATTGCTTCTAATTGTTTAGCTATTTCTAAATCTCTATATGATTTAGATCCGCCTTCTGATCCAAGTATGTCAGCCTGTGCACCAAGTAACGTTTCAAACATTCCTGTTTTACTGTTGTATTTATTTATAGCTCTGTCTTGTGCTGCTTTGTTGTAAGCTGCTCTACTTGCTTTAAATCTTTGAAAAGGATCTTTAGCCGCTAGTGCAGCTGTTTGAAATATATTTCCACCAGGTGTTCTACCTACTAAATCTAAACCAAAGTCTATTTTAAAATCTCTTAATGAATTATCAGGTGCCATAGGTGGCGCTTGAAAACCATATCGGTCTGCCACGTCCATAAGTTGTTGCAAATTTGCATCTCTAAAATTCACTTTAGATAAATCGTTTTGCTTTACAGTATTATTTTCGTTTGTTGCATAACCTTGTCTAGGAGCTAGGCCTGAAGTAATACCTTCACCAGCACTACCGCCTTTTCTAAACATCGGTCTTCTTAATATTCTGCTCATGTTATCCTATACGTATTTCCAAGCACCTTCAGATTGTTTATTACCACCACCAAAGATACCACTTAGAACACTAGCTGTTCCAAGAGCCGTTTGTAATGGTGTTGGGTTAGGTGTTACCGTTGATTGATTACCAAATGGTGCATTACCAGAGAATAGACTTGCAACTCCTGAACCATACGTACCTAGTCTTTCATAAGGTTCGTATGCTTCTAATCTATTTGCTTCTCTTTGTGCATCAAGTTTTGCTTGCTCTTGTGCCTGTTGTAGTCCGCCCAATCGACCCAACTGGTTTATGTCTGCTGTTTGAAAATCTTGTATGTTCCCAGCTAATCGTCCTTGTTGATCAAATGCTTTTTGTGCATTTATGTTAGCTTGGTTAAATCCTTGTTCTAATAATTTTGATTGTATAAATGCTCTGTTAGCATCTTGATCGGACATGTAGTTTGCTCTCATAACACCTTCCCTACCACCGCCTAAGTTGCCGGACGCTGCTGCTAATTGACCGATATCTGTTAAACCTGCTTGAGTTTGTTTGTCAAATTCTGATAGCGTTGCATCAATTACATCTTGTTGATAAGGAGATGCAAAACTTTGATAAGCTTGTGGTCCTGAGTATGCTGCTTGTTGTGTAAGATAAGGTTGGTATGCTCCAACACCTGATCCTGCTAAACTATATGCTTGTGTTTGTAATGGATCTTGACCAGCTACTGTCGGTGCAAGTTTAGCTGTATCTAGTGGTATTGATGTTAATCCTGCTAATTGTTTTCCGTAATCGACACCTAGGTCTGTTACGTATTGTTGTGGTAAATTTTGTGTTTGTTCTAATGCCATTATATTACGTCTCCTAATCTTTGTGAAGTTGCAAACATATCTCTAGCGCCACCTAAACCCTGTGACTCTTCTGATATCTGTCCTCCGCCTTCTAAATGTTTCATTACGTTCTCCATAACTTCTGCTCCCTTATCTATATCTCCACCACCTGCGTTTCTAACAGCATCTGCAGTAAATACAAACTCATTTACACTTAATCTTGCAGGCACGTCGTCCGCTTTTTCTTTTGCACCAATAGGTACAAAACCACCTTCAGCTCTATAATCTTTTTCCATACCACCAAGGTCCATGATTCCACCTTCGGCTCTACCTATTCTACCACCGTTAGCTGCGGTTTCATATACTTCAATCATTTCTTGAGGTGTGTATTTTCTAGCAGATACGGCAGGTGTAAAATTTAATCCTGCTCCCATAGCTTGTTTTTGATCTAGTATGTTTGCAGATTTTTTAAGATCATCTAATGCTAGTGCTGTTTGATCATCAGGTAAACCAGGATTATCTGGATCAGTACCTTTAGTAAATAATCCAGCTATAGCTCCACCGATTATTGGTAGAATATTTTTAGCTTGTCCACCAGTACGTTTACTATCTGGATCATTAGGGTCTTCTCGTTTACCTTTTAAAAAAGTATCTATAGGGTTTTCATAATTTTTACCATGTTGTCTGTCTTCTTCATCAACTCTTCTTTGTGATGCTTCTTTTATTGCTGTGTAATCTTTAGCTTTTTTTAAATTGCCATCTTCATCATATTCAGGAGGTAATCCTAATGTGAATACTTTAAGTGGATCCATAACTTTTTCTTGCCACCATGATCCAACACCATATTGTTTTCTTCCATCTAGACCCATGATACCACCATAGGCTGCCATCTGTCTGTTAGGTAAAGTTGGTCCTTGTGGTTTAGGTGTCCAAGGGTTAACTGGTTCTGTTGGATCGTTTGGTAATACTGGACCCTTACTCATTTGTCCTTCGGCCATAGCTTGTTCTATAAATTGTTGTAGAGACATAGGCTCTTGTCCCATCTCTATCATTTCATTAACATATTTTAGATACTCTTCTTCTAGTTGAGCCATTATCATTTTCTCCATTTCTTGTGGAGACTTAGGACCTTCGTTTCCTCTATATCTAATAGATGGTGCGTTAGTCTCTAATTGTTCTGAAATATTAATATCTGTTATTGCCATGGTTTTGCCAGTTTACTTTGTTTTTGCGAACAAATCAAGGGGTGGCATGATAACATTTACATCCTGTGCCATGTCCTCCTGCTTATAACCTTTAGCTTCCCAGTCTTTTCTTTCCTTGAAAAGCTCCCCTGTTTCCTTGTGTCTGTACGTTGTTTCTACTTTTGCGTTTAATAGTTCCATTATGTTACTACCTCTTTCTTAATGTTTAGATAGCTAATAGCCACATCAAACGAGTCTGTTGTGCTTGATTGTACTGTAAAGGTTTTTCCACCTTCTACTATTAGCGGTTGGGTTAATAATTCTCTGGTTGTATTGGCATCTAAAGCTGCTGATTTTAT